TTGGAGCTGATGTTCCAGCGGTCGGTGGTTTCCAACAAATGTTCCGTGCTATACCAGAAAATGTTGGTGCTTACCGATTGACAACTCTTCCAGGCCGTGCTGGTCCAGGCTTTGACCCACGCGGTGGCCGTGGTCAGAACAGGCCAACTGTTGGAAACAACAAGCCAGAAAAGACCGCTTTCCTCCCAGAACGACGCCCCCCAGTGTTGGGTAGGGCTCAGGGTCCAGGCGGTCCAATGAGTGGTGTCACCGTTCGTTCAAGCCAACAGCGCACTATGCGAACCACAAACCGTTCAGAAACTGGCGCCAGAACAGATGGTCTTCAATACGCTCCAGCCAAGAAAATTGTTGCCCACGGTTCATTTGCCCAAGGTCCAACTAGAAATAAAACTGATATTGCCGATGGACAATACGCTTATATGGACAACGCTGCTCCAGGCATTTCAAGCTTCTACGGCGCCTATGAGAACTCCACCCTCGCGGAGGCTGCTGGTAATAAAGTCAGAACTCCAGCGGAACTCGCTCGCTATGGTTTGCGCCTAAGCGATCGTCGTGCCACTGTCCAAAACAGAGGTGCCAACGCTGGTCGCATGAATGTTCGTGGCAACCCACTCCAAGCGCACGGTATGGTCACAGCTGTTCGTTCAGACAACAATCGTTTGGATGGATACACTGGACCAGCCAACGCGGGATGGACACAACAATATGTCAAGTCGAAATACCAAGACCTCAACCCATACAAGGGACAAGAAAACAAACTCGATTTGCAATTGGCCAAGAGACAACTCAAGAACAACCCTCTTGCACAGACACTTTCCAACTAAATTATTATTTCAATATGTATGTTTTAACATTCATTAAAATTATGTCCCTAAATTTTAATGAGTGACTACTACGTTTTAGATGTCGATAGTGGTGACAGAGATGCAGTTTTGTATCCAAATGTTTCCAATCTCGAAATTTATTTAGAAAACGAAATTTATGAAGTCTCTAAAATTGAACTCACATCGGGAAACATTTTGATTCCCCAAATGGATATATGTGGAACAAATAAAAGTTTTCAGGTGGATGATACTATCATAACACTCGATGAAAAAAATTATTCAGATGGTAATGTTTTTGCACAAGATTTACAGACAAAGCTCGTAGGTTCTTCAAACGTGACAGGTGTATCATTTGATAGTAATACATACTCCCTCGTCTTTACAGGAAGCACTGATTTTACATTTAAATTTAAAAGTGGTCATAATGGTTATGATATTAATAATGATGAAACAACACCCCATGAAGTTATAGGTTTTACTGCAACCGATGTATCATCAAGTGGGAACACCCTTCGGTCAGGAGCTGTAAATTTTAATGGTCCAGGTGCTCTAGTTTTAAGACTCAGTTCTGGTTCAGATATATACGGAAAAGACATTTATTACCACAAACCATACTACACGGGTAAAATTCAACTAGGGAAAGGTGCTCGCACAAAATTCATAGGTGGTAATGACCTTGTTGAACACTGTTTTAATTCTGGTAAACAAACTACTTTACAGAGTTTGAGAATGGAATTCTTTTATTCAAGCGCCGGAAAACTTATTCCATATGATTTCAGAAATTGCAATTACACGCTGAAGTTTAAAATAAATTGTTCAAAAGAAAAAGTCATACCTAAGGTTTCGAGGGATGTATCTTTGCCTCCACCAATAAGCATGCCCGAGTTTGAGGATGCTGATAGATGGGAAATGTATAAAGTATACATTGCTATTGGGGTCATAGTTTTTATGGGCGTTTTTACTCTCATTATCGCTAAACCCAAGACAGTTCCAAAACCGCCTATCGAGTAACCGCGTAGATTGGTTGTTCTGGTGTCTTGACCCTCTTGTTGATAGTCTTGACAACCATGAACACCGCAATGGAGAGGAGGGTGGTCAACACGGCGGTCAACGCGTAGTGGGCGCCACCGTTGTTCTTCACACGGACAATCAATTGCACGAGGAAGCGGACGAGGTCCATCCAAGACAAGGCAGCGGCGAAAGCGAAGCCACCGACAATGGCGTTGAGGGACTGAATTTCAAGTTCGGAAGCCACGGACTTAACGACTTCTTGTGTGCTCATTTTTACAATAAATATAGAAAATTATTCTGGGTCAAATTCTTCCTTAGTCATTACACTGTTAAATGTTTTCAGAGGTTTTTTGATTGCTACTGAAGAATATTCTTCGAAATATGAGTATTCACTACATTCACTCTCCGTGTCATCGTCTATGTATTTGAATTCCTTATACTCTGACAAGTTCCATCCTTCTGGAGCCACATTAGAGCTCATTATTATCTAATGCATTTTTTAATATTTCTTGGATAGGGCTTTCAGGTTCCCAATCTTTCCATCCATCGTATGCATCGTTGACTCTTTTCATTTGCGAATCAGCTCCTGAATATCGTTTGAACTCTGGACAATCTTCGGGGTCTACAATCTCAATTTCTTCTTCTTCCACCTCGATATCATCCTCGTCTTGGAAGATTGAGCCACTAGATTCACCAACCTTATACATAATGCAATATTTCATTGCATATTCAACATCTTCATCTAGCATCGTATCACGACCACAGGCTTTTGCGTATTGACCAGCAAGTATCATTCCCTTTTCCAAAACCGGCTGGATAAGGTCAAACATTGTCTGAATCATGTTGTCCCCAACGGGGTTTTCATGTGGAAGCGCAAAACCTGTCCTCATGGTAGTTTATTGTTATACAACTCTCTCTTTTATGTTGCTTCACTCATGAAGCCATTCTCAAATGAGAACATTTTAAGACCGGTGTAATAAATATATAAAATGTAAGTTTCTGATAATCTTTCTACATTAGAATCAACTATACCATCCAGATTTATTCTATAACCATTTACTGAAAAATTACCACCATACATCTCAACATTTAAAAATGTTTTATCAGAATTAAAATTAGAAAAATCTAGGGTTCCCGTCGGCCCAGAATTAATCGGTGTCATTGCAAAGGAATATGTGTAAATGTTTTTCTGTGGACATGTTAATCTTGATTGTAAAGGAATGTAGTATTTGAAATATTTATGATCGGCCAATGAAACATTTGGAAGATCTAAAGAGTTTAAGAAAATTTTAGCATTCTTTATTCTCTCAAAACGGAAACGACTATCAATCAAGTTTACACCATCTGAAACATAGGTATTACTATATTCTCTTGGAAAACCTGAATCACGTATATCCATCTCAACTGGTAGTTCGTATTCAAACTTTTTTCTTCTCACAAACCAGTGAATAGCTTTAACTGGAATAGATGGCGTTAAATTATTTTTTATAATTGGATCACCAGGGGTTGATTCAATGATTGGATTTTTAAACACTAAATTAGCCAACAAGTCATATTTCTCTTTGACATAAAACAATCTATCCTCTGGAGATAATGTAATTTCCTCTGTTATAATCTTGAATTCATTAAGAGTTGGAAAATCAAAATCTGTTGCTCTCAAGAATTTTGGTTCAGAAATTGCATAGCTTGTTGTTGGTTTACTAAAAAACCAAATACTATGGAATTCAATTTCAAGAATAATTTTTTGTTTATACATGGCACACAATGGAAGATATGGACGATTTGGCTTATTCACATCATATTCTGATTGAGCATACTTTCTAGAGAAGAAAAAGCGAAGTGGGATTAGAGTTGGAATTGTAGAAAATGCCCCTTTAGCATTTAATCGTGCCTTTTCATCATTTCTTCTCCAGTCCACTGGAAACATCATTCGATTCAATAAATAATCATTCGCAGCTTGTTCACTTGTCTCTAAATACATCTCGTTATAAATGACTTGCCAATCGTCAAAAATTTTTTCAACTTCTATACCATCAACCTTGAAAGCTATTGACTTTATTATACTGTTTCCAACATATCTACTGTATATAGACCGAGGAAGCTCAATCATTAAATACATATTAGCCAACAAATCACCCATGGATTGAGGGTTCAATGTGACCTTGATAATATTACCTTCTTGACCAAATGGCCAATATTTCTGTTTTGTTCTATTATCAATACGCGTAGTTCTATAAAATCTCGTGTAATCGGTGTGTCTTATCTCATCATATTTGAATATAGATTTCTCTACATCATCTGTTACGAGATGAACGTCTTGACCCCCAATGGCATTGAGGGCAATGACCCCAGCTGTGCTAGGACCGGGAACGTCACACATACTCTCCTATAGTATGTTATTTTTAATTTCTTTAATAATCATATGGACGACAAACCTGAATGGTGTGCAAAACAAGAAGCCCTTGTATACAAATGGGCTGAAAGAGCGGCTGGATACAGATGGTTACATAACAATGCTCGCATTAGATTAAAAAAAATATCAAACAAATTGACATTGCCAAGCATTATAATATCAAGCATAACCGGAGTTGGTGGCTTTGCAGTGCTAAGTCCAGATGAACCAGAACCAGATAAAAGGTTAACGATTCTTCTATTCCAATACTTTTTTGCTACACTAAATATTATAAGTGGCATCCTTACATCCGTCGCGAAATTCAGTCAAAGTCAAAAACTTTCTGAGGCACACTCCCTCATGTGTATTCAATACGCAAAATTCTACAGAAGTATTGATTTAGAACTCTCCCTTGATCCAAGAGATAGAGCACCGGTATTAGATTTTGTCAATAAATGCAAAGAAGAGTATGATAGACTACTCTCCGAATCCCCTGATATACCCCCAGAATGTATAGTTGAATTTAATCAAGAATTTCCACAAAAAATGAACAAACCAGATGTATGTAACGGACTAAGTGTTATAGATGTATGCAAATTCACACCAAAGGGAAAACAAGAAGTACCATCCCAACCATCCGTTGTTTTAAGCCCAACAATAGGTAACCTACAAACAAGAAAAAACAAGTATGACGATA